ATGGAGAGTCCCTTGGCAACCGAGGAAACACAAACTGCCCAGAGAGGCAGGAAGAAGCGGAGACCGTTGAGGCAAAGAATTGTGAGCACGATCTTGCGGGAGTTCGAGAAGTCGGCGAAGAAAGGAGGCGTCAGGGTCACGGCCGGGGATGCGCTGCGGGCGCTCGAATGGGATGAGGAGACAGTAGAAGCGGCAGAGGAGATCAAGGTCACGTGGGTGGAACCAAAGGAAGAGTCCTCGAGCGAGCAATAGAATACTCGCCGCTGCCGTCACAAGCGCGGTTTCACGCATCCCAGGCGAGGTTCAAGGGGTTTTCCGGGCCGGTGGGGAGCGGCAAGAGCCAGGCGTTGTGCCAGGAAGCGATCCGGCTGAGCTACGTGAATGCGGGCCGCTGGGGGCTTCTGGGCGCGCCGACGTACCCGATGTTGCGGGAGGCGACGCAGAGCACGCTGTTCGAGATCTTGGCGAAGAACCGGATCCCGTACGAGCACCACAAAGGGGAGAACGTTCTGGTGATGAAAGACACGGGAAGCCGGATCATCTTCCGCCCGCTGGACGATTACGAGAGGCTCAGGGGGACGAACCTGGCCTGGTTTGGGCTGGACGAGCTGACCTACACGGCGGAAGAGGCGTGGCTGCGGCTGGAAGGGCGGCTGAGGGACCCGAAGGCGAAGCGGCTGTGCGGTTTCGCGGTTTGGACGCCGAAGGGGTTTGACTGGGTATACCGGCGGTTCATTGAGAAGCCGGTGGAAGGGTACGAGACGATCCTGGCCCAGCCCTATGAGAACCGGTTCCTGCTGGAGAAGGTCCCAGACTACTACGAGAGGCTGAAGCGGAGCTACGACGGGAAGTTTTTCGAGCAGGAGGTGCTGGGCAAATACCTGAACGTGAGCGAGGGGCAGGTTTACCACTGCTTTGACCGGCAGCGGAATTTGGCGGAGTGGACGATTGACCCGGGGCTGCCGCTGCGGTGGTCGCTGGACTTCAACGTTGATCCCATGTGCTCGGTGGTGGCGCAGATCCAGAAAGGGGTGGTGCACGTGGTGGACGAGCTGGTGCTGGGGAGGTCGAGCACGCCGGAGGTTTGCGAGGAGTTCCTGAAGCGGCACGGGCGGCATCCGGCAGGGGTTGTGATTTACGGGGACGCCAGCGGGTCGCGGCGGCAGAGCACAGGGTGGAGCGACTACGCGATGATCCGGCAAGTTCTGACCAAGTGGGACATGAAGAAGGTGAGTTACCGGATTGCGAGTTCGAACCCGGAGGTGCGCGAGAGGGTGAACCTGGTGAACGCGATGCTGAAGCCGGCGGGGGGAGAGGCGCAACTGTTCATCGATCCGAAGTGCCAGGAGCTGATTGCGGACCTGGAGCAGGTGAGCTACAAGCCGGGGAGTTCGGAAATCGACAAGGAGAAGGACCCGCGGCGGACGCACTTGTCGGACGCGCTGGGGTACCTGATCTGGCAGGAGTGCCGGCCGATGGCGCCTGCCGGAGGGCGTGGGAAGAGGATTCTTTGAGATGCGGCGTGGGGAAGGAGATTGCAAGGCGATGGTGGACATTGACCGGGAACATCCGGAATACAAGGCGAAGAAGAAGACTTGGGAGCGATACCGGGACCTGTACGCGGGCGGAGACCAGTTCATCGCGAGGGCGCACGAATACTTGATACGACGGCACCGGGAACCGCTCGACATCTATGGCGAGCGTCTGCACCGGGCGTTTTACGAGAACTACCTGGGCTCGATTGTGGATTGGTATGCGTCGACGCTCTTCCGGAGGGAGCCGATTTTGACGTTTGACGGCCCCAATGAAAGAGCCAAGAGCTTCTACAGCGAGCTGGTGGAGGATTGCGACCGGAAGGGGACATCCCTCTCGGACTTTTTCCGGCGGGTGTTGGTGGATGCGCTGGTGCACGGCGTGGCTTATGTGCTGGTGGACTTTCCGAAGCCGGCGACGCCGGCGCTGAGCCGGGCCCAGGAGGCGGCACTGGGGCAGGACCGGGCGTACCTGGTGCAGTGCAGCGCGCCGGAGGTTATCAACTGGTCGCACGACGAGGAAGGAAACCTGAACTGGGTGGTCTTGAGGAGGTCGGGGTTGCGGCAGGAGGAAGCGGGGGAGGGATCGTGGGTCCAGGAGACGAGGTGGTGGTACTACGACAAGGAGCGGTTTGAGGCGTACCGGCGGAGGGACGGGGTTGCGGAAAGCAAGCCGGTGCAGGTGGATGAAGGGCGCCACGGGCTGGCGAAGCTGGGGCGGGTGCCGCTGTTTGAACTTCAGATCAGCGAGGGGTTGTGGCTGGCGAACAAGGCGGCATCGCTGCAACTGGAGCACTTCAATAAGTCCAATGCGTTGAGCTGGGCGCTCACGATGGGGCTGTTCGCTTCTCCGGTGGTTTACTCCGAGCGCGAGTGGCACGAGATCGTGGGAGACTCCTACTACATTCAGCTCGGGCCGAACGACCGGTTTGGGTGGACGGAGCCGGAGGGGCGGGTTTACCAGATTGCAGCGGAGAACCTGAACCGGTTGAAGGAGGAGATCTACCGGGTCTGCTATCTGATGACGCAGGCGGGCGGGAGTTTGTCGAGCGGGGCGCCGCAATCGGGGCTGAGCAAGCAGCGGGACTTCACGATCACGCAGGAGGTGCTGCGGGCTTATGGAGACGCGGTGAAGGACACGATGAAGCGGGTGCTGCGGGCGATTGAGGCGGCGCGGGAAGACGGTTTGTCGGTGGACGTTTCCGGGCTGGATGAGTTTGACATCGGGGACTTCAGCGCGGAGCTGGAGGATGCGGAAAGGCTCCTGGCGCTGGCGAGCGGGTCGAAGACGCTGCGGCGGGAGGTTCTAAGGAAGCTGGCGCTGAAGTACCTGTGCGACGTCCGGCAGGAAGTGAAAGACCGGATTGTGAAAGAGATTGACGAGTTGTGTGAGAAGCAATGACGGAAAGGAGCAAGAAGATGGAGCAGGGAATCAAGCCGGGAGAGATCCCGGCAGAAGGGGGGACCGGAGATCTGCGAGGGATGATCCGGGAGGTGATTGAAGAGTACGCGCGGATTCAAAGCTCGAAAGCCGAGCCGGCCTACCGCAACGAGCTAGCGGAGGAACGGAAGCGGCGGGAGCAACTGGAGCGGCGCGTAAACGAGCTGATTCAAGAGAACGCGCGGAGCCGGCAAGCGGCGGAAGAAGCGGAGCGGAGCGCGACGATCCGGGCGGAACTGCAAAGGCTGGGAGTGACGAAGGTGGATCTGGCGTTCCGCGCGGTGAAGGACGACATCCAGCGGGCTGAAGACGGCCGGCTGGTGGCTGCCACCGAGCGCGGCACGGTGGGGCTGCGGGAGTATCTGACGCAGTTTGTGAACGAGAATCCGGAGTTTCTGCCGGCCCGCAATCTGGGAGGTTCCGGGGTGACGAGCGGGGGACGAAGCACGATGCCGGCAGCGGCGATTGTGGAGCTGGAGAAGATCAAACCGGGGATGAGCCGGGAGGAGCTGGAGCGCGTCCGGCAAGAGATTGCAAAGATTGCTTCCCAGGCGCTGGGAGGATCGTAGCGTCCGGCGCGGGGGTGGAAGCAGACGCCCTCAGAGGCGGAAAACAACGAAAAGAGGAGAAAGAGAGTAAATGCCAGCAGTAACATCAGCAAACGTGGCAAACGCGATTGTCAAATTGGTGGCGGTGGATGCCTTACCCGCCCTGATGGGTAACCTTGTCATGGGGAACCTGGTCAATCGCGATTTCGAGCCGTCGCTGGGACAGCCGGGCGACACGATCAACGTGCCGATCCCGCCGGTTCTGGTGGCGAACAATCTGGCGGAAGGGGGAACCGTCCAGACGCAGAATCCGAGTCTGGGGAACGCGCAGATTGTGCTGGACACGCACGCCGAAGCGACGTTCCAGATTCCGGACGTGACGAAGGTGCTGGCCGTGCCGGACCTGCTGCGGTTGTACATGCAGCCGGCGCTGGTGGCGCTTGCGGAGAAGATCGAGAGCGACCTGTTGGGGCTGTACGCCAACTTCACGGCGAACACTCCGCTGGGCGCGGGCGGCACGCCCATTACCGAAGCTCTGGTGGACGCGGCCGAGACGGCGTTGTTTGAGGCCAAGGTTCCGGCCAGCGAGCCGAAGTATCTGGTGGTGGATTCGGCGACGTATTCGCAGCTCAGGCAGATTCCGCGTTTCAGCGAGTTTCAGACGGCGGGGGACGCGGGGCTGCGGGCGATCGTGGAAGGCACGGTGGGCAAGATCAAGGACTTCTACGTGTTCCGGTCGCAGTTCGTGAAGAAGACCGGGAGCAGCCCGGTCGCGACGCACAATCTGGCCTTTGCGCGGAGCGCCATGGGGCTGGCGGTGCGGCGGCTGCCCCAGCCTCTGCCGGGGACGGGAGCGATCGCCGAGTACGCCGAGATGGGGAACTTCGGGATGCGGGTTGTGATGAGCTACCAGCCGAACACTTTGGCGCAGCAGTTCACGGTGGACGTGCTGTATGGCGTGGGGGTGCTGCGGAACTCGTTCGGAGTGCAGGTGAACACCTAAACGACAGGCTTGGGATGGGACCCTGGCGCAGGGCCGGGGTCCCTTTTTTATTGGAACAGGAGGAGAGATGGATCTGAAGGTTTATTACCGGAAGCTGAGGGAAACGGAAGGGTCGATTCGGGAGCCGTACGTGGTGGTGGTGAGTCTGGCGACACCGGATGGAGGGAAGGCCGGGGTGATGTCGGAGACGCCGCGGGACGTGGCGGCGCGGCTGATTGTGAACGGGCAGGCGCGGTTGGCCAGCGAAGAGGAGAGGCAGGAATACGCGCTGAGAGCGGAGCGGGCCCGGAAGGAGGCTGAGCAAGCGGCGCTGGCGGAGCGGATCCAGGTGATGGTGGTGAGCGATGCGGAAGGCAGGCGAGGCCGGATCGCGGGACGGGAGATGAAGGGACAGCCGGCGTAGCCGCGGCGGAGAGCAAGGAGAGGAAGATGGCGCTGATCACGGACGAAGGGATCGCCACGCCGGAGGAGCTGCGACGGCATGAGAGCGGGGTCTACGAGGTGGCGAGCGCGGAGGGGATAGACCTGGGGGCGAAGTTGGCGCTGGGGCAGGAGGAGATCCGGGTTGAGCTGACGGGGTTGTTGTTCGCAGCGGAGCCGGAACAGATCGAACGGGTTGTGGTGACGCCGCCGCTTCGTTTGTGGCTTCTGTATCACAGCCTGGCGCTGGTGTACCGGGATGCGTACGGGAGCCACCTGAACGAGCGGTACCTGAAGAAGAAGCTGGAGTACGAAGCGCTGGCGGGGTGGGCGAAGCGGCGGCTGCTCGGAACCGGAGTGGGGATGACCGGGAGGCCGATTCCAAAGGCGGGCAGGCCGAGCGTTGCGGAGGTTGCCTCGGCGGCGGGCGGGGGGAGTTACTGGGTCCGCGCGTCTTGGGTGGGGGCTAATGGAGAGGAGGGTTGCCCCAGCGACGCGATCTCTGTGACCACAGATCCAGGGAAAGGGCCGCAGGTGCGGGTTGGCCCCGCGCCGGCCTCAGCGACAGGGTGGAACGTGTACGTGGGGCGATCGGGGGAGGAGTGCCGGTTGCAGAATGGCGCGCCGCTGGCGCTGGACGAGAGCTGGACAGAACCGGAGACGGGGCTGTCGGAAGGGCCTGTCGCCGGGGAGGGTCAGAAGCCGCAGTGGTATAGGCGGCTTGAACGAAGGCTGCAAAGGGGGTAGGCGGCAAATGGCGCAGGTGGCAAGCGAAAGCGCGAGGCGGCTTGCTGAGTTGCTGGGCGGAGGGGCCGGACTGGCAAGCAGTGTGGCGCTGATCGCAGAACGAGAAGGGGTGTGGCTGGGCGAGGTGGGCCCGGAGCGCGTGGTTAGGGAACAGGTGTCGCCGGAGCTGGCGGAAAAGACGGCGGGAGTGCAGTATCCGGTGTTTTACGTGTACTGCGAAAAGATCAGCAACCAGTTGCGGGAGAAGTTCCGGACCTTTTCGGGGAAGGCGCGGATGGCGGTGGAGGTGAGGGTCAGTCAAGAGGGGATCGAGGAGCTGGGGCGAAAGACCGAGTTGTATGCCGAAGCCGTGACGGATGTTTTGGACCGCAACCGGGGCGACTGGGGAGCGGGGTTGTTCTACGGCGGGGGTTACGAGGTAGCGTTTGGCGCGGTGAAGCGCGGGGGCAAGGGTTTTGTGCAGACGGCGAAGATCGGTTTCGACGTTGAGGTGAGCCTGGGGTGAAGAAACAAGAAGAGGAGATGAGATGAGTTGTTACATAGCATCGAACAATAACCGTTTCTACGCGGCGGCGGAGGAGATCTACGGGGTGGCGCCGGCGATCGGGGCGGAGAACCGGATCCCGGCGGTGAAGCTGGCGATCAAGCAAGTGCTGGAGAGACCGGAGCGGAAGGACAAGACGGGAACGAGAACGTTCGCAGGATATCCGGGCCGGTTACGCAAACAGACGAGTTTTGAACTGCGGACTTACATGACAGGGTGGAACAATCAGACGCGGGAACCGGGCTACGGGCCGCTGTTTGAAGCCGCACTGGGTGGGGCGTGCCGGCTGTACGGCGGGGGCGCAGCCGGGGCAGGATGCGAAGGGCGGACGCTGGCGTGCGACGGCCCGCACGGCCTTACGGTGGGGCAGGCGGTGAGTTTCGGCGGTGAGATCCGGTTCGTGGCTGCGCTCATCGACGCGCAGACGGTGTTGCTGAATGCTCCGTTTAGCGTGACGCCTGGACCGGGCTCACCCCTGGGCAAGACGGCGACATATTTTCCAGCGGAAGGGCTGAGGAGCGCGAGTATCTTCGACTACTGGTCGCCGGCTGCGGCGGTCCAGCGGATCCTGTACGGGGCTGGGATCGACAAGATGCAGGTGCGGGTGAACGGCGACTATCACGAGTTCCGTTTCACGGGTATGGCGAAGGACCTCGCGGACAGCGCCACGTTCGAAGCGGGGCAGGCAGGGCTTTCGAGCTTTCCGCCGGAGCCGCAAGAGGCCAGCTTCGACTACAGCATCATCCCGGGGCACCTGGGGCAGGCGTGGTTGGGGCCTATGTCGGAGCGGTTCTTTACCATCACTGCGGCGGAGGTGACGCTGGACAATGACCTGGACATGCGGGCGAGGGAGTTCGGAGCGCTGACGCCGAGGTGCCTGGTCCCCGGCATGAGGAAAGTGACGGTGGACTTCAGCTTATACGGGCGCGACGACGAGGCGACGGTGGCACTGTATCAGGCGGCACAGCAACAGTCGCCGATCGAAGTGATGTTCCAGTTGGGAGAGGCGCCTGGACAACTCTTTGGGATGTATCTGAAGAGCGTGATCCCGGAGGCGCCGGAGTTTGACGACAGTGAGACGAAGCTGGAGTGGCATTTCCGGGGGTGCCGGGCGCAGGGAACGATTGGGGACGAGTTAGTAGTGGCCTTTGGGTAGGCAGGCGGGGGGAAGACTCACCACCAGGAGAAGATACGGGCAAGCTGCGGCACAGGGCGGCCAGAAAATGGGGATGGGCTGGCAGGCCCGGCTCGTATAACAGACGCGATTGGTGGGAAGAGAGGCGGAGGGTAAAGGGGGCCAAGGCCGACAGGAATGTCGGCCGCAGGCTAGAAAGCCTGCCCCACAAGAGCCGGCCGGCGGGCAAGAATGTCTGCCCCACGAAGGGCGGCCGGCAGAGAAGAATGCCTGGTCCACAGCGCGACAGGGCCGCAACCAAACAGCGATGGCGGTTGTGGCCTCGCCGGCAACTCGCTCCCGTGGCGGCATGAAAATCTTCGCGCGCGGGGAAGATTTCAGGGGTTAGTAGTACAGAGGGCACAGAGGACACGGAGAAGACAAAACACAACGCGAGAGAGCCGCAACGAAACGGGGAGGGCGGTTGTGGTCTCGCCGGCAACTCGCTGCTGTGGCGGCATAAAAATCTTCGCCCGCGGCGAAGATTTCAGGGGTTAGTATTCCAGAGAAGGCAAACCACGGAGGACACGGGGAAGGAAAACCACAGCGCGACAGGGCCGCAACCAAACAGCGATGGCGGTTGTGGCCTCGCCGGCAACTCGCTCCCGTGGCGGCATGAAAATCTTCGCGCGCGGGGAAGATTTCAGGGGTTAGTAGTACAGAGGACACGGAGAAAACACAACACAACGCGAGAGCGCCGCAACGAAACGGGGAGGGCGGTTGTGGTCTCGCCGGCAACTCGCTCCCGTGGCGGCATAAAAATCTTCGCCCGCGGCGAAGATTTCAGGGGTTAGTCGTCCAGAGAAGGCAAACCACGGAGGACACGGAGAAGGAAAACCACAGTGGGCACAGAGGACACGGAGAAGGCCAACCGGTTGGGGAGAGGCTCTGGGTGAGGGGTGGCGGTGTGCGCCGGGAGGGCGGTGGGTGAAGGGGGCCAAGGCCGGCAGGAATGCCGGCCGCAGGCTAGAAAGCCTGCCCCACAAGAGTCGGCCGGCAGGCAAGAATGTCTGCCCCACGAAGGGGGCGGCGGACAAGAGAGTCTGGCCCACAAGACCCGGCCGCAGGGCTGGGGGTCTGCCACACAAGAGAATGTCGCCAAAATGGGGCGGACAGGAAGGAGAGGTGGTTTCGAAAGAGATGCGGTACGAGAGCGTCAGAACGGTGGAGTCGGCGGTGATGCCGGGAGTGCGATTCCGGATCCGGAAGATGTCGTTGGAGCGAAGGGTGGAGTTGACGCGGCGTTTGGGAGAGCTGCTGAAGCGGATGGAGTATCTGGAGGCGGGGCGCGAGCCGGAAGAGCGAATTGCGGCGGCGGAAGCGGCGGCGGAGGTGGAGAGGATCCATCTGGAGTGGGGACTGGAGGGGATTGAGGGGCTGGAGATCGACGGACAGCCCGCCACCGCGGAGGCGCTGATCGCGGCGGGGCCGGAGGCGCTATCGCGAGAGATCTTGCAGGCGATTCGGGCCGAGTGCGGGCTGAGCGAGGCAGAACGAAAAAACTAATCCTCGCCTTCCATTTTCAGTTCGCTGATCAGGCCGGGTGGAAGTGCGAGGATTGCCGAAGGAGCGGCCTGGAGGAGAAGCGGCGGTGCGCGCTCGGCGCAAGGGGTAAGGAGCAACCGCGCCGCGTGGTTTGGACCCGTAGCGGGGTGATGGCGGAGAGCTGTCCCAAGTCGTTGATCACCGGGGAGAGCCTGGCGCTGATCGAGGCGTATTGCGCCTGGAAGCTGAACGGCGGGGGCGACTACCGCGATATGCCAGTCCGGGAGGTAGAGGCTTTCTGGGTACTGGAGCAAGAGCTGAGGAAGGAGGTGGAGAGAAGGGGCGATGAGTGAAGCGCAGAGGGCGGTGGCGGCAGGGCTGCCGGCAGGCGCCGGCCGTGTGACGTACGGGGGCCTTTGGGAGCTGGTGAGGGAGTTGCTGCCCGGGGGGACGGAGGAGCTGGGGGGCAACCTCCAGACGATTGCCGCTCAACTTGAACAGATCCGGCCAGTGGCGCAGCAACAGGCGGCGGCACTGGCGGACAACACGGAAGCGGTAACGGCGAATACGGTGACGCTGGCAAGCGGCGTGACAGCGTCCGCGGTTGGGGAAAAGGCCAAGAGCGCGGCGGCGACGATCTTGAAAGGATTCACGCTGTCGCCGCTGATATCGGGTCTGGTGGGGCTGTTCCGGGGCGGGGGCAAGGAAGAGCCGGCAGCGTTGGTCCGGTATAACCTTCCTACGCCGGTCCGGCTCCAGACAGGGGTGATCGGCGGCGGGGCGGGCGCGATTGCAGCGGTGGATTACGACGAAGAGGGCCGGCCGCGACCCATAGGGAACGCGGGCAGGGCGGGACAAGCCTACTTCGGAGTTCCCATCACGATTCAGGTGCAGGCCCTGGACAGCCGGTCCTTCCTGGAACATAGCGAGGAGATCGCACGGGCGGTGCGAGAGGCGCTGCTCAATGCGCACTCGTTAGGCGAGGTGATCAGCGAGTTGTAGCCATGGACGAGTTTCCCACATTGAAGACAGGCGCGATCGCGCAGCACCCGGCAAGCCGCAGCCAGCAACACCGCACCTGTGTGTTGCGATTTGTCGACGGCAGTGAGCAGCGATTCCGCGAGCGCGGTGCAGCGTTGAGGAGATGGGTCATACGGCTAGACTTGCTGGACGAAGAAGAGGCCGCACGGCTAGAGGATTTTTTTCACGCGCAGCAGGGGCGGCTGGGAAGGTTTGCGTTTACGGACCCGTGGACGGGCGTGAGATATCCCGATTGCAGTTTTGAGGACGACACGCTGGCGCTGAGGTATCTGGGGATCATGAGGACCGGGGCAACGCTGGTGGTGCGTGAAAACCGAGGTTGAGATGAAGTTCTTTCCACAACTTGTGACCGGGACGCTGGTTCAGTACCCACTCGTGAAGCGGGCGGTTTACCGGACGATTTGGAATGCAGCGTTGGACGGATCCGATGACCGGCTGGGGGACGCAGGGGCGGAGCGTCTGGAGTGGGAGCTGCGGTATGAGGGGCTATCGCGCGAAGAGCAAGAACGGTTGGCTGCATTTCATGGAGAGATGGAGGGGAGGCTGGGGGCGTTCACGTTTCTGGATCCGACAGAAAATCTTCTGGAGCGGAGCGGGGAGCCTGAGGCAAGCGTTTGGCAAAAGTCTCCCCTGCTAACGCTGGCCACGGGGATTCCCGATCCGGCAGGGGGAACGGAGGCCTTCCGGTTGATCAGCACGGGACCTGTGGAGCAAAGCCTGCAACAGGTGATCACGGCTCCGGGCTGGTTCGCGTACTGCTGGAGCGTGTATGCGCGCAGTGAGACGGCGGCGAGAGTGACGCTCTACCGGCGGAGCGGGACGGAGGAGCACGCGCGGGAGTTCGCGGTGGGGCGGTCATGGGAGAGGCTGGTGCATTCGGGCAAGGGCGAGAGTCAGGAGGTGACGGTGTGGTTTGGGGTGAAGCTGAGACCTGGGACGGCGGTGGAACTTTACGGGATGCAGGCGGAGGCGCAGCCGGCGCCCTCGCCGTACCGGAGGACGAAGTTGCGCGGGGGAATCTACGAGGGCGCGCGGTTTGACGAGGACGAGCTGATGGTGGCTGCGGTGGGGCCTGATTTGCACAGTTGCACGGTGCGGATCGTGAAAGCGGGGAGGTAGGGGAGAGGATGGCCGGGATTTACGAGCTGAAGGAACAGAGCGTCACGGAGACGCCCGTGTTTCTATTCACGTTCCAGCTCAGGAATGGAGCCGTGGAGCGGTTCAGCACGCACGGCGTGGCATACGAAGGACAACGCTATGAGCCCCGGGTATTGGCGCACAATCTGTTTGAGATGCGAGCGGATGCAGAGGAGGGGATCGACAGCGTCCTGAAGCTGACCGTGACGCTGGCCGACGCGGACTCCTACTGCTCGCAAGTAGAACGGGATCCGGGCTGGAGAGGGGCCAAAGTCAGCGTGCGGTTTGTGTTCTTTGACCTGAAAGGACAGGCGGCTGCGAGTGAAGATGTGGTGGTATTCCGCGGCGTGGCCAATGCAGCCGAGGAGATCACGGAGAGGACACTGCGTCTGAGCGTGACGAACCGGATGAACCTCCAACGGCTATTGCTGCCGGAGGTGAGGATTCAACGCAGATGTCCGTGGAAGTTCCCTACGACTGCGGCGCAGCGTCAGGGGGCAGCGTTGGGAGGGAAGCACACACCCTTTTACCGCTGCGGGTATTCGCCGGATGTGGAAGGGGGGTGCGGGAATCTGGCGTCCGAGGCGCCGTACATGTCCTGCGACTACACGCGGGCGAGCTGCGAGCAAAGGGGGATGTTCGACCGCGACTCGTCGGGGCGGCCGACGCGGCGGTTCGGCGGCATTGAGTTCGTGCCTCCGGCGATTCTGGTGCGGGGGCACGGGGAGAAGGGATATCACCTTTCGGCGGTGTCGGAGAACGAAGGCCGGTACAACGATTTTGTCCCGATGGTGTATGGGACGGCGTGGTATGCGCCGCCGATCGTGTTCGCGCGCAACGACGGCAACCTCACGAGGATGGAAGTGTTGCTGGGGATGGGCGAGATTGAGCAAGTGCTCAAGGTGCTGGTGAACGAGGTTGAGATTCCCGAGGGACTGTCCGGGGCCAACATGACGGCAACGGGCTGGTACAACGTGGTGAGCCGCGGAAGCCGGACGGGAGAATTCAACGCGGATTTTTGCGATAGTCTGGGGCGGCCGATGGGCGATCCGTATGGGAGTATGGCGTACCTGTCCGTGGTGGTACCGAACAGGATTAATGACGGACGGACGCTTCCCAGAGTTCAAGTTCTGATGCAAGGGCTGAAGCTGGTGCGCTACGGATCCGGTGGAGAGTATTTAGGGGAGGTTTTCAGCAACAACCCGGCGTGGGTGATTCTCGACATCTTGTTGCGGAGCGGGTGGAGCTTAGAGGATGTTGACGTTGCAAGTTTTGCCCGGACCGCGGAGTATTGCGAAGAGCCGATCCCGATGAACGACTTGTACGGGAATCCGGTGTTGCGGCCGCGTTTTCAGACGAACCTGGTGTTGCGGCGGCGGAGGAGCGTGGCGGAGGTCATCCGGGGGGTCCGAACGGCGAGCCGGCTGTACCTGTGCCACGGATTGGATGGGAAGCTGGAACTGCGCGTGGAGGATCGCATTGCGGCGCAGCAGCCCGTGAAGTGGCCTGGGAGCAACAGCACGGAGCCGCTGGACGGGGGCTGGCCCTGTTATGAGTTTGGCGACGGGAGCGACGGGAAGGGCGGTATTCTCCGGCGGGAGAATGGGGAGCCGGCGATCCGGTTTTGGAGCCGGAGCACGGCGGATACGCCGAACCGGTTTAGCGTGGAGTTCCAGGACGAGTTCAACGAATACCAGCAGGACAGCCTGTCGATGGTGGACATAGAGGATGCAGTGGAGACCGGACAGGAGGTCAGCGCGGCATTGAACGCGGCAGGAATCCCGAACTTTCATCAAGCGGCGAGGGCGCTGCGGTTGCAGTTGGACAAGTCGATCCGGGGCAACAAGTATGTTCAGTTCGAAACCAGCGTGCGGGGATTGGGGCTGAAACCGGGGGACATTATCACGCTGACGTATTTAAAAGAGGGTTTTCTGCGGCAGCCATTCCGGATCCGGAGCATCGCACCCGGACTGAATTACCGGACGGCGGTGATCACGGCGCAGATTCACGACGACGGCTGGTATACGGACGAAGCGGAACAGGGCAATCCGGGCACGAGACGCCAGCCGGAGGCGGGTTTGGGATTGCCGAGACCGCTGTTGGGCGCGGCGTGGGACGAGGAGGGAGAGCCCCGATTCACCCTTGAGGAGATGGAGGGGGAGGAAGCAGGCGGACAGGCCACGCTAAGGTTGCGGGTTGGGTATACACCCGGTAGGCAACCGGGGCCGGGCGGGCCGGGAATTCCGCTGGTGAGTCTTGCAGCGGAGGTGACGAGCGGGGCCGGGACCCTGGAGGGAGGGCAGACGCTGTACTACGCGGTGAGCGCGGTGGGTGGGGACGGGACCGAGAGCGCGATGTCGTTTCTGGTGCGGGCAAGGCTTCCCGAGGCTGGCGACGACTACGCCGTGCGGCTAAAGAGCTTGAGCTTTGGTCCGGGCGCGGCGGCGTTTCACGTGTACCGGGGCAAAGATCCCGTGAGGCTCTACCGCATTGCGGCTTACCAACCGTTTTCGGAGAGCTTCACGGACACGGGACTGCCGCCCGAGTTAGTGGGGCCGCCCGATGAGCATTACGACCACGCGAACTTCTACTGGAGGTTCGAGCTGCACCCTGAAACGGCAGCGACCGTGTGGTCGGCGAACAGCATCGGGAACGAAGGGCTGGAGATGCCGCTCAACGGTTACCGCGGGAGGATTGTGCGAATCACGCGAGGAAGAGGGAAGGGACAAGAACGCGTGGTTGCGTCGAATACAGAGACGGAGCTGCAAGTAACAAGTCCCTGGGGTGTTACTCCGGACAGTTCGAGCGTATTTGTTGTGGCGGAGCCAGGCTGGCGTCTTGGCGCGGCGGGCAAGAGCAGTCCGATTGACTTTGAAGTGCCGATGCAGCCCGGGGCTACTGTGCACATACTGGGGCGGGCGGCGAATGTCCACGATCGCGAGTGCGCTTTTGAGCTTTCGCCGCTGACCCGCTGGCGGTTGGGCAGCGGAGGGGCGGCGCTGGATACGGGGCCGCCACCCAAGCCGGTCTTTGGGTTGTACGCGGCGGGCCGGGGGAGCGTGGAGGTGCGGGGGATCGGCTTTGAGGAGTTGATCAACACACGGTCCGTTACGGCGGGGATTCTGACGCTGTATTACTGGCCCGAGAGAGAAAGCAGTGCGCAGCGCACGCTGAGCGCGGCGGTCTCAGCGGAGAGCACGGTTTTGGAACTGGCGGAGCCTCTAGGGGCGGACGCCGGGAGTTTTCTCCAGCTCGAGGCTGAGGTGGTGCAAGTCACGGCGGTACAGGAAGGCGGCACGCGCTATGAGGTGATGCGTGGGGCAGCGGGGAGCACAGCGGCACGGCATGCGGAGGCGACTCCTGTGATGGTGCTCCGCAAGATGTCGCACGTGCTGCCTTTTTCCAAAGACTTCTTTGGGAGCCCGGCCAGTGGCAGTCACCGGGCCTCGATCTACTTGCCTGGGGTGAGGATCGCTTTTGCGGAGCTGGTGGTAAGGAATGCCGTAGGAGAGAGCGAGCCGGGGCGGGTCTGTTTGACGGGGACCACGGACTTCGGTTTGCGAACCCTCACCGGGGGGCAACTCGTGCTTCAGGCCGAGGGGTATGTAGCGATCCAGTCGAATGTGGCGCCGCCGCTGGTGGTTGAGGAGACGGCGCTAGCGCGTGAGGTATTCGCGGTTCTGCGAGAGGGGCCGCAGGGCGGACCGGTTGAAGTGCGGCTGCGGCAGGATGAGGAGGAGTATTGCCGGCTCGTGATTGGCGCGGGTGAGACGCGGTCAGAGACGATTGGGGGATTGACGCTGCCGCGGTTGATCGCGGGGGCCAGGCTCAGTCTGGACGTCCTTTCCGCTCCGAGTGGAGGAGCCGGCTCACCGGGCAAGGATCTGACGGTGACGATCCGATTGTGA